CTTTCACACGACGCACTGCACTAATCATGAGATACGAATCCTCACGAAGATCAATGTCGTCCTGATGACTATTGATAATACGCTCGATGTTGTCTTTTTCCAACTCAGCGAAAATTTCGTTCAGAAACTCATCGCCAAGCAAAGCCTTTGCTCGCTCCCAACGCTGCGTCATAAGAGTCCTTTAGCCTTCTTTTTAGGGATTCGTGACTCGTTGAGAGCCTCTAAGAAATCCTCTCCGTATTTGTTGACAGCCTTCTTACGAATGACGTATTCGCCGACCTGTAGGCTTGCATAACCGTCGTCAGGACTATCAGGCTTTGGCCCAAGCAAACTCTTTACCTTGCCGCCTTTTTCATATGCGATCTTGTCTGGCGTAATCTTCCCGCCCTTGTAGCTTGCTTGGCGTATATCTTCGCCAGGGAGAATCTCACCGCCATAGGTTTGTCCTGTTTGACCTTCGTAGGCTTGCTGTAGCGCAGTTTTATCAAAGATCCCAGGCTGTAATGTTGGTTTAGTTCCGGTGACAGCAGGGATGCCAAACTCTAAGGACTGGGGTAACAAACGGGTATATCCAGCCACCCCAGACTTGAACATATAAGGGGCTTGTTCTGTTGGGCCTGCGCCGTAAAAGAAATCAGTTGTAGGTGTAGCAAGGCTTGTATTACCACCGCCTACTGTGAACTGAGAGAAGTTTGCAGTAGGAACCTGTACACCGCCTAAGGCCGCATCAATCACGCTTGCAGGAACATTTTGTGAGGCAGCGTACTGCCTGACCATTTGCGCCGTAGCGTTCGGGTTGTCTCGAAAGAGATTTTGTATATACGGAATTAGCTCGGCAGATGTGTAATCAGACAGCTTCTTTTGAACAATATTCCCCGATTGGTCAACAGTCTGCCAAGGGTTTGGGGTTGGGTTGACAACGGGTTGTTGCGGAAAAGTAAGTCCGTTTACTAGATCATCTAACTGCGTCTCTGGTACACCTTGAGCTAAAGCAAAAGTTCTAAACTCACTGGGCGTTACCAGCTTTCCTTGCAGCTTGTTTTGGTCAATGACGTTTTGAGCAAGGGGAATCCTCTCTTGCGTCGTGTAATCGGCCATTGTCTTTTCGACAATATTCCCGTTTGCATCAAGTTTCTGCCAAGGATTCAAAGGTGGGGTTGGGTTTACAGGAAGGGGCGCGGTAGGAACAAAAATCGGTGTCTCGACAACCGGAGGTTGCGTTACAACTGGAGGCTCCGTAATGACAGGAGGCTGCGTAATGACAGGAGGTTGCGTAATAACCGGCGGCTCGGTAATGACTGGAGGCTCGGTAATAACAGGAGGCTCGGCAATAACCGGCGGTTCTGTTACTGGAGGTGGTGTTACAACTGGTGGTTCAATTATTACCGGCGGTACAGCAACAGTGGATGCAACGAATGCAACCGCCTCATCTGGAGTTTTGTTCCTTGTCCACCACGAAAAATCAGCATCCGTTAAGCCTGGGATATTACCGAGAATGTTTTTGATCGTTACGTAACGATCATTTACAAACGCCCTTGCTTCATCAAGCGTTTTATTGTTTGTCCACCACTCATAGTCTGCTGATCCAATTCCAGCAACCCCGCTCAATATATTCTGCATCTCTGCATATTTAATATCGTATGGAGTAGGCTGCGGTTGTGGTTCTGGTTGTGGTTGTGGTTGTGGTTCTGGTTGTGGTTGTGGTTGCGGTTCTGGCTGTGGTTCTGGCTCAGGTTGAGCCTCCTCCATACCTGGAGCCACTAAGTTAGCGTTCGTAAAGTAAAGTTTTATGTCTGCAACTGGCCTACCAATAGCCTCTGCAAGCTGGTCGACATTAACGCCAAGCCTAACCATCGCATCGTAAATAACCTTAGGTTGGTCAAGGTAGGCTAGGACAAACTTAACGACTTCTTCATTCATATGATTACCCTGGTATCTCGACGTTGCCAGTTATACCCGCCCCGACTTTCATTGCCTTCATCTGCGCTTCTGCCTCAAACTCCATGCGCTTGAGTTCCAACTCTGCTAAAGCCTTCTCTCTTGCAAGCTGAATATCGGCCATAGCCTTTTGACGCTTGATCTCGATGTCTGCTTGGGCCTGCGCCATCATCATTTGAATAGCAGGGTCTGGGCCTTGTTGCTGTTGAGGTTGTGCAAGTGCAGCATCAACTTCTGGGCCTACAGGCTTAAAGAACTCCGCTGAATCTGGGAACCCTGCCGCCTCAATAAGTTTCCCTAATACTGATCTGTACTGCGAGACACTCACTAAAGGATTGTTCGGGCCGTACGCTTGAATGATCTGCTCTTGCTTGGACAGAACCATTGAGAGCATTGCCATCTTTTGCTCCATGCTCCCAGTGCCAAGTCCGACATTCACTGACACATCGTACTGGTTCGACCACTCTCTTGGGTCGTACTGAATGTACTGCCCACGCATCCGAATCAAAACTGCTTTGTCCTGGTACTTGCATAAGAGGTGTAAGAGTCCTTTGAATAAGTCTTTTACGCCTGTTTCTGCAAAGATCCTAGCGATGAGTTCGATCTTGCCCTGCGAGGCTTGCGTAAGGGCCGCTATGGCCGCAGCAGTAACGTTCTGTAGGATGTTAGGGTCAAGACCCTGAGAGGCTTCTGTAACGCCTGTGCGTTTAGCCTGAACTTGATCGAGGTACTCTAAAAGAGGGAAGGCTTGCTGACCGACAGGAGGTGTCGTAATCGGAACCAGTGCAGCAGGATTCTTCATCCTCACCACACCTCCAGGTGTAACGCTTAAGAGGTCATCGAGGTTGACCTGACCTTCGACAGCACCCATACGGGTATTGTTTTGCAAGTACAGGTTATCAAGCATCTGCCTCGTTACAGTAGTCTTGATAAGCTGGAGATCAACTGTACGATCAGCAGGGCAATCCCCAAAAAACCGATGAGGAATCGGAATAGGACAGATGGAGTAAAACGGAACATAGTCGGTTTCCTCGTTGCTTAGGATTTCGTTCCCCGAAAAATGCACCCGTCTTAGTTCTGCAATCCCATCTCCGTCATAGTCGGTCTTTAGGTAGCACTCGAACACTTCAACCGTCTGCATGGACTTATCGAGACTTGGCTCCATGTAAGGTTGTTCGTCTCGGTTGTATCGAGCAATGTACTCAGCAGAGAACTCCAAGTCGTTGTAAACCGGAAGGTTCATCACGATTTCAGGATCGAACCCCATTGCCACAAGATCAGACCTCGTGATGAGTTTCCTGTGCGCGACGAAAGGCGTATCCCTTACAGTCTTTCCTGCCTTGGAGATCAAGAACTCCTCTGGAGGCACGTTCTCGACCTTGACCTTGCCAGCCTTGGTTTTCTTCATGAGTGCTACGTTATGAACACGCATGACTTGACCGTCCATGTCCTGCTCAATCGTCTCCTGCGCTGCGATCTCCATTGTCCCGTCAGACATAAGCATGGCTAGCTCGTCGTCTGTCAGGTTCGCGTACTGCTCCTTATTGACCGAAATAGAATCATCCCAGTAAGCCTTGACGATCCCGACCTTCTGGAGGATCGCGTCCTTGAACCAGTCGTGCATGATCGAGATGCCTGGGTTCTGCTTCATCAGCACCCAGTTGCAATACTCGGTGGCCTGCATAGCCATAGGCTCATCGCCTGGGCCTACAGGCTCAAAAACACCGATCTCATCGGCAGACGTAAACAAACGCATGAGAGGCGGAAGCATCCCGTCGATAGCTTCTGCAACCTCTCCGGTTACGATCTGGCTGCGACCCTCGACCTCGTTCCCATAGGGATCGCGCATGTAGGCTGTAAGCGCGTTCTTACGCTGCTCTACGGTCTCGGTCTCCAAGAAACCTATCGCGTTATCAATCTCACCTTGGAGAATCGCCTTTAATCGTCCGTCATCCATTTAGACCACCCAAGATACGTTAGGTTTCAGCGGCTTAGACCAAGATGTTGTCTCGGACATACCAACTGCTAAATACCGAAATGCGTCGCTCGCATGAGATGCCCAATCATGGAGAGGCTTATCCCAATAGACTTGACGCTTATCGTCGTATTGTCGCCGATAATTCCTTAGCGCGTCCACTCCGCGCTTAGTCTTAGGGTCGAACCAACAGTAAGGAATCAGCCTTCTCACGGCCTGTATCCCATCGTCCACGCCCATCCTTGGCACGATTGTGATGTTTAACCCCGCCTCTTGTAGAAGTTCGAGTCTCGATCTGCCTGAGCCTAGCTCCCTAACCTGTACGTCATGCGGAAGTAATTGCTCTGCAAGCTCGTAGTTGTTCGTCCTGAGCCAGTTCACATACCAATCTAAACCCTGACCGTGGTTCTCAACGAAGTCTATAAGCCTTGTCTCTAAACCAACCCTCTGGCAGACCCAGATAGCAGTGGAGTCGCCTATCCCTAAGTCCCACGCGCAATAAGTCTTGGCTATCCCGTCCCTTGGGATCTCTCCGAATCGCTCAGACGGTAGCTCATTGAGAAGCTGCCCGTAGTAAGCACCTTCGATGGCTGAGTCGAAGGAACACTCAAACTCCTGTAAATACTTGTCGTCCCCCATCTCTGATCGAGCGGCATCGAGTTCAGATTGAGGGATAAGACCTGTTTCTGACGCTCTGAACTCAAGCATGGCCCAATCGTTGTGCTCTGCTGCATGGTCTCTCAGGGTCTTAAAGTGATTTGCGCCTTTTGGGGTTCCAAGGAAGAGAGCCCATCCCATCCTATCCGACAGGGCTGGACGAACCACCTCCGACCAGATACGCGGGTCTTGATCGCCAAATTCGTCGAATACAACCCCATCGAAATACTGTCCTCTAAGAGAGTCTGGGTTATCAGATCCTGCAAGCTGAATCCTTCTGCCCCAGAAATCAACCCGTAGCTCCGCAATATTGGCAGTGGCGTTGAGGGGTTGGGTAAACTTGAGGAGGTAATCCCAGATAACTCGTTTTGTCTGGGAATAGGTAGGTCCGATGAAAGCATATCTCGGAGCCTCCTTATTGTTTTCTATCGCTGCTCGAATGAGATGGTTGACAGCACTAACCGACTTTCCCATGCGTCTGTGCGCGACAACAACAGCAAAACGCTTATCTGATAGCGCATTGTGGATCTTTAACTGCTGCTCCCTCGGCGCATAAGGGATGACTATTCGGGTTGCGCCCATGAGATCTGCATCGCAACTGGTTGACCGTCAGTTCCCGTTACCTCTGTTCGCGCTAATTTAGGTATGTGGTACTCAATCGCTCTCAGGTAGATGTCGCAAGCCTTCTCTGGGCTCTTCTGAGCCACTTCATCCAACCACATTGCGAACCTCGGAGCGTTCATCTCAGCCATTTTCGCAATAGCTTCCCTCACCGCAGCAGTGGACTTATTAGGCGAACCCTTTGGCCTCCCATTGCCAGCAGCCGGTGGAATCTTTTTCTCAGTATCTTCAGATTGTTTAGTGTCCATTCGTTGTTTGTTTGCAACAGATTACTGACCTAATAAACCTGATCTCATAAGCTCTTCTTCGTCTATGACTACAGGCTTACCGTTTATCTCCATAATACGCACTTTAGATTCTTCGCCTGGGAATACAACGAAATTTGATGTTCCTTTACCAGTACCGCGTGATCCTTGGTCGAGGTAGCGAACCCCTGGTATGCCTGAATCGCGTAACTTTTGCGCCACTTCTTGTGGAGACCCAAGCTCTCGCATCAATTCGCCACCACTTAAGTCATAGATGGACTTTGGCGGGTTTTCATTGAGTTTGTTAGCTTGTTGAAATTTGACTAGTTTTGCCAAAGGCTTGCTGTTCTCAAGTGCAAATTTTTGTATAGCCCGAGACTGCTGACTTAGAGGCTTATCCCAATCTAGCATCTTTGCTATTTCTTCGTCTGGCAGATCTGCCTCGTAAAGACTTCCCTGGCTTTTTACGAGAGCATCTCTTTGAGCCATCAATTCATCGTAATCAGCAGCAGCTTTGCGACCAACATCGCTTTTGAATTTACGGTATCCAATTTCATCACCCGACATGATTTTTGAGAGTCTTGATAACTCGTCATTTATGCTCTTTATTGAGCCCATGTCTTTTACGTTTTCTGCATATTGCTTTGCTACCGCAGGGTTTTCAGCCAAGTAAATGCCGTGTCCATACACCTGAGCACCTTCGCCTGTACCGATCTTGCTCGCATCAAACTTACTAAACTTATGCGG